AAGAGCCTCGAAGACGTGCTCAACGACGTCGTGACGCGCCAGCGCGCAGACCTCGGCCCCGACATCGACACGAGCCCGTTCAGCGTGCTCGGCCAACTCAACGGCGTCTTTGCGAGCAAGCTCGTCGAGCTCTGGGAGGCCGGACAGGAACTCTACGACGCGCTCGATCCGGACATGGCCAGCGGCGTGCAGCAGGACGCGCTCTACAGCCTGACCAACACGCTGCGGCACGACGCAAAGAAAAGCACGGTGACTGCCACCGTCAACCTCTCGGCCGCCACCACCATCGCTGCCGGTGATGCAGTCGCAAGCGTGCAGGGCAACCCCGTTGCGCGGTTCGTGAACGTCGAACCGATGCTCAACCCGACCGGCGCACCCGCGAACGTGAGCGTGCTGTTCGAGTCCGAGGAAGTCGGCCCCGTCGTCGCGAACGCGACCACGCTCAACGTGATCGAGACGTTCATCGCGGGCTGGAACTCCATCACCAACGCCGAGGACGCAGCGCTCGGGTCCTTCGTCGAGACCGATGCCGCGTATCGCCTCCGGCGCCTGAGTGAACTGGCAGCGGCGGGCGGCGGCACAGTGAACGGCATTCGCGCGGACCTGTCGCGCTTGCCTGACGTGGTCGCGGTCGCAGTGCTTGAGAACGTCACTGACGTCACGACAGCGGACGGGCTGCCACCGCACTCGATCGAGGCGATCGTGCGGGGTGGTGATGCGCAGGCGATCGGCGAGAGCATCGCTACCAACAAGGTCGGCGGCATCCAGACGCACGGCACCGAGCCACCAGTCGAGGTGGTCGACGAGCAGGGCGAGACCTACGAGATCTATTTCAGCCGCCCCGACGAGGTCACTGTCTTTCTCGCGATCGACGTGGTGACCAGCGCCGAGTACGTGGGCGACGAGGCGCTTGCCCTCGCGCTGCAGGCTGCCACCACCAACAAGCTCGATCCCGCGTATCTCGACGTGGGCACTGACGTGTACTCCGGCCAGATGGTGCGCGTCGCGCTACGGGTGCCAGGCGTGCTCAATGCCAGCGTCGGGTTATCGCTCACCGCCATCAGCGATCCCGGTGCGGGCGAGCCGTCGATCGCGATTGCAAGCCGACAGTTGGCGATCGTCCTGCCGGACAACATTGCCGTGGCGGGGTTTCCGTCATGAACATCATTCTGACGCACGAGCCGGATGCGGTCGCGCTGCTGACCGATCGCTACCGCCAGCCCAGGATCTCAGCCCTGCTCGCTGCGTGGACGGCCGAGGTGCAGGCGCTCGAGTTGGCCTACTGGGACTTGCTCACCAAGCGCTCGCCCGCGACCGCCGAGGGCGCCGTGCTCGACCTGCTCGGCAAGATCGTGGGACAGCCGCGAGAGGGCCGCACCGATGAGCAGTACCGGGTGTGGATCTCTGCGCGCGTCCTCGTCAATCAGAGCTCGGGGCTGTCGCGGCAACTCATCGCGCTCGCTGCGAAGCTCTGTCAGGTTCCGATTCGCATCGAGGACCACTACCCCGCAGCGTTCACGATCCACGCGATGGGGCCGGTGCTGGGCGCTGACGGCGTCGAGATTGCGCAGCTCATCGTCGAGGCCAAGGCGGCCGGCGTCAAAGCGTTCTTTCACTGGTACGACTCGTTGGCGGTGTTTCGGTTCTCGGCCACGGGCACGCCCGTGCTGAACAGCGACTGCGGTTTCGGTCGTGGCCGCTTCTCGGCGGTCAGCGACGGCCGCGACATGGACTTTTTCCCTTACGCGCCGTCGGCCTCGTCTCGCGCCGGCCGTGACCTGATGGTGATACTCTGATGTCGACCGCCCCGTCGAAGCTGCCGCGTTGGGCCACCGCTCCGGGTGCGGGAATGCCCGGCAACATCGAGCCGCCCGAGGCCAAGAAGGACGCTGGCTTTGTCAACGGCGAGGAGCCGGCAGCAGGCAACGTCAACTGGCTGCTCAATCTGCAGTACCAGTGGCTCGAGTTCCTTGCGCCACGATCGCACCAGTCGGAGTTGCAGGCGCTCGCTGGAGCGCAGTTGATCGATCAGGGGATTGCTGAGGACCTCAACGCGATCGCAGGCGATAACAACTTTTACGAGCACCTCGGCGTGCTCGTCGCGGCGGGCGCCGGTGGCAAGATCAGGCGCAGGAGCGGGACGCAGAACGCCACGTGGACAACGATGGCCTCGGCGGGCGGCTACACGGGTGTGTTCAGGGCAGCATGTTATGACTTCATCTTCAACGCGTTCGTAGTGGCAGGCGACGGGATGCAGTTGCAGACCCTGACCACTGGAAGCTTCCAAGCGCGCGTCGTCGAGAATGTGAATGCTGCGGACACCTTTGCTCAGCTCGCGAGCAACAACAGCGGGATCATCATTGCCGTCTCGCCGCTTGGTAGTAACCGGGTTGCGGACATCGCGACGGGCACTCTCGCCGACTGGAGAGACAACAGCACCCATGATGGCGTGGCCGGCGGCCCGACTCGTGTCGCGTTCGGCAACGGGCAGTTCGTTAGCACGCAAGGCTGGACGTCAGTCGACGGTCGCACATGGGCGACGCACGGCTCGCCGATCGCTGCCGTTCGCATCGTGTATTCGTCGTACTTTGGGTTCGTGGGCATCGCCAGCAGTGGCGCCGGTGTCACCGTATACACAAGTCCCGATGGCGTGGTGTGGCAGCAACGCTTGGCAAGCGGACGGCTGCGTGACCCGGCCAATGCGCGACTCGTAACAATCGGACGCAACGTGTTCCACTGGTCCAAAGGTGACTTGGGTTTTTGGTGGAACACCGACGACGGTCTGACAGCGTTCGTCTGGGTGCCGTGGAACGCAGCGGCGTTGCTCAACGGTGCGTGCATCTGGCTCGATCGCGCCATCTATGCCGTGGGCGATGGCGGTCGCATCTACGCGGGACCACCGCTCGTGGGGTACTAAGCAATGACGCTCTACTACCAAGACCCGCAGGATCCCAGCAACTTCATTCCGATCAAGTCACGCACGCTCAGCGGCGAGCACATCATCGCGCGCGACATCGTCGCGTTGCCCGGCACCGTCGAGGTCGACATCGGTCAAAGCAGCGGCTATCTCGCGACGCTCGCGGGTGCGGTCGCGGGCGCCAGCGTCAAGGCGGTGCTGCAGGCGGGGACTGCTGCGATCGGCAAACTCGCCGCCAATGCAGGTGTCAACATCGGCGAGGTGAGCACCGCCGCACCGAGCGCAGCGAGCACCGCCAACGTGAACGCAAGCGCGAGTGTCGTCACGCTTCTCGCCGCCAACGCAGCACGCGTCGGCGCCATGATCTACAACAGCAGCACGACGGGGACGCTCTACGTGAAGCTGGGGTCCGCCGCGTCACTCACCAGCTGGTCGGTGCAACTCGACCCCGGCGGCTACTGGGAGATGCCGCGACGCTACTACACCGGGATCATCACTGGGATCTGGACCGTCGCCAGCGGCGACGCGAAGGTCACCGAGACCGCTTGATGGAGAAGGACGCGTGATCCGTGCCTCTCAGTAATCCAATCATAAGCAGAGTGGCCCCGGTCAAGGTCGGCGGCAGTGCTAACGCAGGTGCGGGGCGACTCGCGAGCGCGTTCGATCACGTGCACCCGCTGACCGAGACGAGCGGCCCGGACGACTTGGGCATGGGCTCGATCATCTCGACCGAAGTCGTGCGGCGTATCGGTAGTCTGCTCGTCGGGCAGCAGTTCGACGTCGGCCGCCAAGCGGGCGGGCAAGGGTCGACGTCCACCACCATGACCGATATCGGCCTCCCGTTCGTGTGGAATATCCGGCGCACAGGCGGTCACGTGTTTGTGGCGCTGCTCTCCTATAGCACCGCCGCAACCACGACCGGACTGCGTCTGAATGCGAACTTTACTGGTACTTTCAGCACGAACGGGATTCGCATCTTCGGAGCTACTGGCCCCGCTGCACTCGTCGCAGCCAATGCTACATGGGGCACTCCCCTTGGTTCCGCTGCCGTGGGTCCAGGAGGCACGTCCACCCCGATGCTCGTGTACGGCTCCGCAAACATTACGGCTATCGGAACTCTATCTCTCCAGTTCGCGAGCGGGGTGGCCGGCAGCAACGTCAACATCGACAGCTCAAGCTGGGGAATGCTGATTCAGGCATGAAGCTCGGCAGCACCGGCCCTGATGTCGTGCGCTGGCAGCAGTCGCTGATCGTGCGCCGTAGAGGATCGATGCTGACCATCGGCGACACTGGAACCCAAACAACCGTGATTCGGAGATCTAACCATGCGTATCCCTATCGTTCCTGTCATTGCTGCATGCGCGGCTCTGGCTGGCTGCGCGCACGCCACGACTCCAAGACCGCTGCCGCACAACACGCCACGACCCGCGCCGCACTCGGGCATCTTGTGGACCGACGACATCCAGAACAGCTGCGGCGAGGCTCCTTACGGCTTCAGTCAGATCCAGCTCGAGCGACCCATCGGCCAGGCGGTCGGCGGCAACGACGAGGTGGACTTGTACCGCGTCGACGACCCGCTCGGAGGCCCCGGCTTCGCGCTCAAGCACATCGCCACATTCGACAACAACGGCGGCAGCCGCTCGCAGGCGGGCATCTACAGCTTTGCCAACGCCACCTTCGACGAACTGGTCAGGAGCGCCACGGGTGTCTACATCGCGGCCGAGTGGTACTTCCCCGAGGTCATCAACGCCCACAGCAGCACAGACAGCAACCCCTGGATCAACCTGTGGGACTTCCACTCAGTCTCTAACTCCGAGCGCTGGCACACGCAGCCGGGCCTGATGCTGGCCGAGGACGGCAGCATGCGCGTCAAGTGGAGCTGGACCGCGGTCAACCACGAAACCGACTGGTCTACCGTGACCCTGCCGGTGGGCGAGTGGTTCGACATCGAGATGCACTACACCTGGGGCAGCGAGAGCACCGGCTGCGCAGGAGGCACGACCGTGACGCTCTGGGTCAATGGCCAAAAGACCCTGGAGCAGAAGGGCGTCACGACGCGCGGCAACGGTCACGATTCTGTCGAGATGTATATGAAGTTCTATGGGTCGGCGAACAACGGCAACGACTGGCAGCCCAAGCCCTCGGTCAAGTACATGCGCAACGTGCGGATGTCCGACAAGCGCATCTGGCGCTAGCTCGTCATCAAGCGCCGGTTCCCCTTCTTGGCCTCGAGCACGTCAGCATAGTCGCGAAACTGCTCGGCAGCCTCAAGGTAACCGTCCGACCGCAGGCGCTCGGAGGCGATGCGAATGGCTTGGATGTGGGCTCGGTCGCGCTCGACCACCACTCTCTTGAGAAGCCCCCAAATGACGAGCGCCGACAGATTCAACGCGACGATGAACACCACGAGAACCACCACAACCGCGAACGACTTCATGGTCATGCCTCGCTTGATCAATGCTTGATCTTGCCGGTCGGGCCCAG